AACTCTTGGTTGTACTTGTCCTCTCCCATCTCTCGATAGGCAGCTTTAAGCTCGGACTCAGGCAGAACTCCGGTCTGGCTAGCCTTGAACTCTAGGTATTTCCAGCCTTCCTCAGACTTGGCTCTATCGGCTAGTTCAGCGAAATGGTTAGCACCTTTAGGAGTGCCAATGAAAGAACACCACCCACCACGGTCGGAAAGAGCAGGTCGGATGATCTCGTTCCAAATTCTCGGATTCTGATCGCCAACTTCGTCGATAACCACGCCATCGAAATACTGACCGCGCAGACTGTCAGGATTATCAGACCCGTAAAGACTAACCCTACGCCCCCAAAAATCAACCCGTAACTCAGCAATGTTTGCAGTTGCATTAAGCGGCCTTGTGTACTCTAGTAGGTAATCCCAAGCGACTCTCTTGGCTTGGCTGTAGGTAGGTGCTATGTAGGCAAACCGTGGATTAGGCTTGTCGCACTCTATCGCGGCTTTGATAAGGTGATTGATTGCGCTAACAGTCTTTCCCATACGACGATGGGCAACCACCACAGTAAAACGATGCTGCTCAATGGCATGGTGGATTTCCTCCTGCTGCTCCCTTGGCTCGTAAGGAATGACTATCTCTGTCACTTAACGTATCCGCAGTTCAAGCACTTGTTGTTCACTAGGAACGCGCTGCATTGTGGGCAATTTACTGGCTTGTAGCTCATTTCCGTCCTCCCCATCTCACAATATGCTCTTGGGCTTCCCCGTCCTTACCCGTTACCTCTGTCCTAGCCAGCTTGGGTATATGGTACTCAGATAGCTTCTGCATTAGGTCTAGTGCCTTGGCTGGGTCAGGCTTTAACCCTAGCACCTCATCGCCCTCAGCTACCCTCTGAAGCCATCTGTCCATGTAAGGCACGTTCTTCTCTAGCAGAGTAGCTATAGCATTACGCACTACCGCAGTACTCTTGTTAGGCACTCCTGCTGGCCTACCCTTACCTGCATTAGTTAAGCCGGGGTATTTATTTTCTTCCTCTTTACTGTTTTCTGTTTCCATTTTTGCATTATCCTCTGGATGTCATGCTCTGTAATTCTGATTCCAACTTTTCTATTGCTTTTTTAGCACGTTCTTTCTGGTTCGGGTCTTTGCTTTGGTTTAACACTACTCGTTGCCAGTAAAGACTTGTTTCTATCGCGCCTCGTGTGCTTCTCATCTTACCTGCTGTACTTGTGTCGGATTCCATATCACAGCCTTTGTTGGGTCAAGTAGTCCACCGTAACCGTATTCTTTCGTTAATCGTTCTAAGTCTGTGAGCATTTGAGCCTGATCTTGTCTGCCTTGACCATATTTTGCAGCCCAACTTGTCATGTTACGGATATTTGCTAACTGTCCTAAATTTAATGGATCAGCAGTTATATCATATAAATTTGGCAATGCTGTCGTATATACGTTAGTTCCTAGTCCTGCTTCTGGCGTTACTGATCCCGGTTCACCACGATAGAAATAGGTTCTGTCGATAACTGGATTCCTTGTTTGTGCTAATCGTGCAGCCTCTGAACCTTTGATGCCAGTTCCGTATTTTGTAGGATCAAGACCAAGTAATCCTGCCTGTCTACTGAAATGAGTTAGCTGCTCTGGTGCAGTCTCTAGCGGTACATTTTGGGTTGTTCGTAAGTATTCCGGCATCCCACCAGCAAAATCCAATCGGGTAAATTCTGGTGGCAAAGCGACAGATGCCTGTTTTGCATATTGCCAATCGTTACCCAAATCCCTTATCGCCTGAGCAATTTCAGCCGCCGACGCATCATCTCCACGACGTTTAGCCTCGTATTGGCTTTGCCGTAGTTGCTCCATCGCACGAGTCAAGTCGGCATTGATCGGGGTGTAATTTACAAAACTATTCTGGCCTCGTGTCTCACTTGTCATTGCAATTCTGGCAAGCGGTGAGTACATCTGAGCGTGTGATCCCCAAGCAACTTCCTCACCTAACGCGCCAAAGCTATTCCCACGAATTCCGTGTCCGAAAGCATCGTGAACAGCCCTAAACATCTCATTTGAGTTTAGACCAGTCTCTTTATCTACGTTATGTAAGAAATTGTGCCGGTCTCCACCCTTGTAAACAGTCAAATTCCCATGAAGAATCATGTCCCTGACTGCTTCAGGAGAATCAAGGTAATTGCCCTCTCCACTATGGAATTGCAGCCTTAACGGTAGCTTCCTAAACTGCTGGACGGTTTCTTTTTCTAGTTGCTGGTAGGACTTTGCTACCAGATCATCATAGTCTTTAATCTTAAACTGTTGGATGATTGGCGCAAATTCTGGGTCGTTGGCGTAAGCATTGAAAACGGCATCCTTTTGCTGTTTCGATGCGTCAACCATTATTTCGTAAGACCTACCAATACCACTTTGTTTCGCTAGGCTGCTTTCCGGCATCCTTAGATTTAGGTCGTAAGGCTTACCTAGATTGCTTTGTGTGTAGCTACTTGCGACATTCAGTAACGGGTTTTGCTGAGGATCGCTTAGTCGAGAGAGAACTTGCCTGTTCGCTTCTTGTTCATCAAAGCCATATACAGCCTGTCCCCTTCCTCTAGTGGTGGCAGCTGTTCCGGGATATATCCCGATTCCCTGAGTTTGCTTAAAAGCATCTCCGCCCTCTGCAAGCTCTCTGGGCGTGACGTTGTAGAAGCCGCCTTCTTCGCTGATTTTGTAGCTTTGTCCATCTTTTACACCTTTCCCGATTAAAGACGGAATTTCTGGTTTTATGCCCGTCTTTGCTACGTTTCGAACCGCACCGACAACAGTTTTCCCGATACTCGGAGCCATTGTTGCTGCTTTTGCTGGCAAGTAACCTAACGACGCTATATCAGCAACATCCAATAAATTAGGAGCCTCACCCTTCCCAACATCCGTATAAGCCCTCTCTGCCCCTGAAATACCCAATACATCCGCAGGTTTGATCGCCTTGAGCAACTGGTTTACTTGGACAGGCTGAGTCTGCAACCCACCGGGGATAATCTCACCCGTAGGAGCTTGCTTAGGCGCAAAGTTAAAGCTAGTCGGGATATTTACGGTACTCTGACCTGTGTAACCGGGAAATAGTTTCGCTACGTCTGCCGCTGTTCCAGCACGATTAACGAACTCTCCAGCCGTTCTAGCACCACCAGCCATCTTCTGAAAGACGTTCTCAGGGATCGGCTTAATCGTCGTTCCCTTGGCTAAATTTTCCTGAGCAATCTCCTGCGGAGTCTTTACCCGCATCGACTCCATAAAGAGCATTTGCTGTAGCTCTGCCTGTGTAGGCAATTTGCGAAACTCAGCCATAGATAGCCTCGTACATATCGGCGCGATTCTCTAATATCCACGCCCTCGGTTCCTCATGGCATTTCTTGAAATCAACACCTACTGTCTGAGAGCCAGCGTGATGCACATAAGCCCTGCTGACGAAATGCTGATAACCCGCCACGTTCAAGTCATGGCATATTATATTATCTGAATACCAATTAGTACTCGGAAACTTAGCTACTTCCCATGCTTCTCGGCTTATCGACGCAAAAATAGGCGCAATGACCGGAGTCAGCTTGATCTGATGCTCACTTTCCCACTTCAATCCTGCCCTTCTGTCCCCATCCACCGGAAACCTAATGTTCTGATCCGGCAACACATAGTCCGATCTTGCACCTAAGAATCCGTATTTCACACCACGAGACTCCAGAATTCCCGCATCTTCCCGCATTAACGATAGCGTATCTGGATTAAGAACCACATCATCGTTAGCTAAAATCAATGAGTCAAACTTGCCATGTTCAAAGGCATAGTCACAGGCTGCGTTATAAGCATCTCCGAAATTGGTAGCAGGATTGGGTCGGTAGATAAGGTTTTCTGTGATCTCTCTTGCTCTTGCCCAGAGTCCAAGATTATTACTACATAAGTACACGGGTAACTTGTCACCATAGCAACGAATAGACTCCAGCAGCACAGTAATGCCGGGATTGTTCACCGTACATATAACTATTGCTTGCATATCGCCCAAAAGTATAAGTCTGCGGGGTTATAACTAGTTATAAATTCATATACTTCAAACTTACTCAGATCGCAGTTTTCCCTAAAGTCCTGCTCCGTTAGGTTCCGGTAGTAGTCCCCGCAAAATGGCGCATCATCCGGGCTTGTACGCCTCGTTCCATGTTCAGCCCTACCCGTAGTAGCACAGGTAAAGAAAACCAGCCCTGAAGCCATCCTGACCATATTATTAAAGGTCTTT